CCGTCGTCTGGGATGACGGCACGGTCTCGCCGTCTCACGTCGCGACCGAGAGCCTGACCGTCACGTCCTCGGCGGTCGTGACGGCGAACACGGCGAACGAGTACGTCACTCGGGCGTCTCTCAAGACGACGCTCGAACTGACGAGCGAGACCTATGCGGATTCCGACATCGACGACGCCGTCGCGGCTGCCTCCCGCGCCGTGGACGCCCTCTGCGGCCGGCGCTTCTACGCCGATGCCGACGCCGCCCAGGTGCGCTACTACACGCCCTGGGAAACCGAGCTCATCCGCATCGATGACCTTGTCACGCTCACGTCGCTCAAGACCGACCCTGGCGGAGACGGCACATACGAGGATACGTGGACGCAGAACACAGATTTCGTCCTTTTGCCGCTCAACCGCGAGCTGATCGACGGGACGAACCGCGAGCCCTGGCGGCTGATTCAGCGGCACCCGAACGGGAACTACAAGTTCGTCATCAAGTATCCCCGCACTGTCCAGCTGACCGGCAAGTTTGGCTGGCCGGCCGTGCCTCCCGCGGTCGAGCAGGCGACGCGCGTCCTGGCGGGGCGGCTGCTCAAGCGCGCGCGCGAGACGCCCTACGGCATCGTCGGGATTGGCCTCGACGGCGGCGCGGTCAGAATGGCGAGGACCGACCCGGACGTATCGAGCTTGCTTGAACCCTACGTCCGGGCGATGCCTTTCCTCTGATGGCCACGCTCAAGCAAATCCGCGAGGGCCTGGCGACGCGGCTCGACACCATCACCGGGATTCAGGCGTCCGCCTACATGCTGACCAACCCGACGCCTCCGGCCGCGCACGTGATCCCCGGGTCGATCGACTACGACGGGGCGATGCAGCGGGGGCACGACGTGTGGGAGCTGACGGTTCAGGTGTTCGTGGGGCTCGTGGCTGACCGAGGCGCCCAGCTGCGGCTCGACACCATGCTTGCGCCGAGCGGCGGCGACAGCGTCAAGGCGGCGATTGAGGGCGACCGGACGCTCGGCGGCGTCGTGGACACCCTGCGCGTTTCCCGGATGACTGGGTACCAGGTGTTCAATCTTGAGCGCGGGCCGGTGCTAGGCGCCGAGTGGACCGTGCTCGTCTACGAGTAGGAGGTGTCATGGCAACTCTGACGACGCAGAAGATCACGCGGGCGGGTCTGGAGGCGACCTACGCCTCGGCTGCGGGCGGCGGCGACTCGTTCACGCCGAGCGCGAACACGTTGCTCCACGTCAAGAATGCGGGAGCCGGCGACATTACTGTGACGATTGACACGCCGGGCACAGCGATCGCCGATGTGGCATTGGCCAACCCCGCCATAGTCGTCACGCTCGCTGAGGAGCGGTTCATCGGGCCGTTCCCGTATTCCTACTTCGCGCAAAGCAACGACGGCCTCGCGGACATCACGTATTCCGGCGTCACGAGCGTGACGATCGCCGTCTTCGAGCTTTCTCAACCCTAAGCCCTAGGAGGATCAATGGGTCGCTATAAGGTGACCGGCCCTCGGCCGGTATTCGATGTTGCGCCTGGCGCAGAGTTCGAGCGCGAGCTAAGCCACGCCGAGGAGGGCGACCTTCTCTCCGCAGGCCGGATCGCTCTCGTGCCCCGGCGCTACCAGGTGATCGGCACGAGCCGCGTCTACGGGGCTGCGCCGGGCGAGTTCTTTGTCGCAGCCTTCCGAGCGGCGTCGGAGGCGGCCCTGCTCGACGGCGGGCACATCGAGCGGGCACCCGAGCGCTCGGTGCTGGCACCAGATGCGACTGCTACCGCGATGCCCGCTCGCCGGGTGCCGCCCAAACCCAAGGAGGACTGATGGCCAAGTTTGTTTTCACGGATGCATCGGTAGTCGTCAATAGCGTCGATCTGAGCGACCACGTTCGCTCGGTCGAGGTCAACATGTCTCGCGAGGACGTCGAGTCTACGACGATGGGCGCAACGGGCGTCGGGCGGCTTCCCGGACTCCGGGACGAGTCGTTCGTCATCACGTGGTCGCAGGATTTCGCCGCGAGCAAGGTCGATGCGACACTCGCGCCGCTCTACACCGGCGGCACGTCGCACTCGGTCGTAGTCAAGGCGACCTCGGCGGCGGTCTCGGCGACCAACCCGACCTATACCGGCACCTGCTACTTGCTCGAGTACCAGCCGGTCACT